TGAACAAACACCAGCCCTTGGTTCGTGAGTCCTGGCACGTCCACCTTTCCGGTCTCTGGCACGGTTTCAGTCTCGGGCACAACGACGGTCTCGCTGCCCGGCGGCGCGGTGGTATCTGGTACCGTCACCGCCATTCCTGGGGCAGGAACGGGCACCGTTGTTGTCGGTGGCGCGTCGCAGCCGCCCCTTACTGGCACCTCAACCTTCGTTCTGAATTCAGCTCCAACGGTCAATCAAGGGGTCCAGGGCACGAATACCTCGCCTTGGTTTGTCAGCCCTGGTACCAGCACCTTTCCGGTATCAGGTACGATAACGGCCGTCCCTGGGGCGGGCACTTCCACCGTCCTGATCGCCACCGGCACGAATACCATGGGCACCGTCGCGGTCAGCGGCACCGTTCCTGTCTCAGGCTCTTTTTCGTCCTCGATTTCCGGCTGGACTCCGAACGGAACATTCGTGACGCCGCTTGTCAGCACGAACGCCAGCAGTCAGATTGCGCTTCCTTCTGGCGCGGTCGATATTGTGTCGAACGTTGGCACGGCCGTTGCATTCGTGAATCTTGGAACCTCGACGGCGGTAACGGCGACCAGCTCGGCCACACCAGTTCCGGTAGGTGGCGCAATCGCATTCACGGTCAGCTCCTTTACCAACCTCGCGGCAATCACACCTTCAGGCACCACGACGCTGAATATCAGCGGCGGCGGTGGTCTGTTCACTGGAATTGGCGGCTATTCAACGGCGGCCGGCGGCGGTGGTGGAACCGTCACGCAAGGCCCACAAGGTACGAATACAAGCCCATGGTTCGTGTCTCCCGGCACTTCAACCTTCCCGGTCTCCGGGACGGTCACGGCTATTCCTGGGGCCGGGACAGGGACGGTGCTGAACGCGACCGGAACGAACACAATGGGAACGGTTGGCGTTTACGGCACCGTAACATCTGTTCCATCTGGTACGCAGGCCATTACTGGAGTTCTCACCGGTACCTCCACCGTTGCAGTTGCTAATACCCCGGCGGTCACGATCTCTGGCACGGCAACTACCACAGAACCGAACGTGAACTCAAATGCTGGCTCGGTCTCAACTCAGGTGGTCGGCATCCAACAAATCGGAGCTGGCACGCTGGGCACCGGGCAGGTTGCCTGCGGCACCACGGCCACGGTACTCGTCGCAGCGCGCGCGGCGCGGCAATTGCTTATAATCGAGAACGTTGGCACGGGCACCGTATTTATCGGAGGAACGGCAGTCACTACGGCCGGCGGCATGTTGCTTCCTCCCATTCAGGGGGCAAGCATGACAATCCCGACAACCACGGCTGTTGATTGCATCGCTACGGCCACGGATACCATCAGCTACATGGAAGTCTATTAATGGTTGCCCTGGCTGATTGGCGGCTCCGGGCGCTCGGAGTTGGCGCGGCCGGGACCATTGCTGCTTTCACGCTTGCTGGTCTTCTGCCGGGTGCCGGCGTTGGCGTGACGAAAGTTCCCATGATCGGCGGTCGCCTGACGCTGAATATTCCCTTTCCGGCGGCCTCGGGATCATGCACAGCGGGAACCTATTACGTTCTTCTGACGGCCACTGGGAGCGGAACGTGGACGGCCCCGGCATGTATCACTTCCACGAACACGATTCAGGTTATTGCTGGCGGCGGCGGTGCAGCTAATGGTGATGCCGGCATGGGAGGCGGCGGTGCCGGCTATTCTGCCATAACTAATCTAACTTTAACCTCCGGAGGCACATATAGATACAATGTCGGAACTGGGGGTAAAGGTGGAATAGCAGAAGCCACTAATATCATCCAAGTCGGGACCGTCGGCGCGGCCTCTTGGTTTAACGGAACATCGCTGGCAGCATCTAGTGTTGGCGCAAATCCAGGCGGAGGCGGAACAGACACAAGCGGCGCAACCGGAGGAACGGGAGGAAGCACAACGGGAGCGGTCGGCACCACGACATATGCCGGCGGTGCTGGAGGCAATTCTACAAATGGACCTCCAGGCGGCGGCGGTGCTGGTGGTCCACATGGGGCTGGAAAGGCTGGTGGCACGCCTACAGTTTTTGGTGGTGGTGGCGGCGGCGGCGGCAATGGCGGTGGAACAGTCGGTGCGTCTCCCACGTCCGCAACAGGCGGAACCGGCGGCGGAAATTTCGCTGGGGCTGGTCAAGGAACCGGTGGGGCAGCGAACGGGTCTAGCGGTGGTCCGGGCACTAATGGCGGTGGTGGGGGTGGGGCTTATGGCGGCACGTCGGCGGCCCATGGTGGTTTGGGCGGAAACGGAACAGATTGCAATGATGGAGTAGGCGGCGGCGGCGGCGGTGGCGCGGCTGCGGCCGGAACCGGAGCCACCTTTACCTCTGGTGCTGACGGCGGAAATGGCGGTCTTTATGGTGGAGGTGGTGCGTCTGGGGCGTATACTTCTGCATATGTCGGATCTGGTGGGACGGGCGGTCAAGGTGTGATTATAATCACTTACGTGCATTCGTGAGGGAAAAATGAAACGCTTGTGGATTGTGACTTTAATTTTTTTCACGCCTTTTGCGGCGTATGGGCAGTCAGATCCGAATGGCTATGCTGTCATCTGCAATGATACATGCACGATCACGCTGCCGGATGAGCGGGGAAATGCAACGCAAGTTACGGTCAGCCAAGGTTATGTACTGGATCGGATTGACCTTACGCCTGGGCAAAGCATAACAGTTCCTTCAAACGAATCCGTTGTGGCTGATCCAGATAATGCTATGCCGCTCGGCTCATTGAATGTATCTATTCCGCAAGATGCTACGAATACGGCAGCGCCAGCAGTAACGGTCGGTCCTTTGCCTGTTCAACCCGCTACCCCGTAGGAGTGGATCATGAACGACCATGGCGTGGACTATCTGGAAGGTCGCCTAGAAGGCATCATTGGAAAAATTGATGATCTGAAGGCATGGCTTTTGCGCAATGACGAGAGTCATAAAGTAGAAATGGCTGCGCTCTACGCCAGAATGGCGGTTCTTGAGCAGAAAATGGTGCATGAGAGCGCGACCAGGGCAGCTTGGAATCAGCTCTATGGATTCATTGGAGCGGCCGTTCTTGCCAGCCTGACCTTCTTTTCCGGCATCCTGAATGACTTGTTTCAACGCCATCCAAACCCGCCAGGACATTAAGTTTCCTGTCACACTGGCGCGGCATGCTTTCGTAATTTGCAGGTGTGTACTATAGGTCAAGTACCGCACCGCAGAAAGGAATGACGAAATGACGCCGACTGACATTTCTTCCTTGACGCAGGCCGCCGTTGGCATCGCAACCGTGGCGATGCCGGTAGTTGTGGCCCTGGTCAGCAAGGTTTTGATTTCTCACTTCAAACTATTTTCCACGGCCGCAGCAGCGCAGCATGTTGAGACGGGTGTGCAAGCCCTGGCAGACATTACCCTAGACGCCCTGACGGCAGCAGCGGCGCAGAACAAGCCTATGTTGGTGAGTGATGCCGTTGCCGGGGCGCTTAACGACGTGAGCGCCCAACTTGTGAAGGCCGCTGAAGTAGCCGGCACAACCCCAAAAGATCTCACGGCTCGCGTGACGAGCGCCACGCTCGCCAGACTTGCTGCCGTTGGCATGTCGCCCCCGGCACCGTCCTCAGGAAAGTAGGGAGAACTTCGATGAACCGTCGTAAACTCGGACTTGGCTGCGGTGGATTGGCTCTTGCCGCTGTCGGGCTCGCTGGCTGCAAGAGTTTTAAGGGGCTTACGAGCGCCACCATTCCAAATCAGGTCGTTGCCGATCTTGCCCTTATCAAAAACGGGCTTTCCGTCGTCGTCGGTGCAGCGCAGGGAATGGGCTTAAGTGCCACGGTATCGGCCAGTATCCTCACCCATGCCAATTCAGCAATCGGACTAATTTCCACCGTCGCGGCAGGAATGGCGCAATCTGTTGGTCAGCCCATTGTCCAGCAGATTTTCACGGACGTGAATGCCATCGTGGCGGCGATCACCGGCGCTGGCATCGTCATTCCAGCGGTTTTAAGCCAAGTTCTGGCGGCGATGAATACGTTGATGCCGGTGATTGTGGCGGCTGTTGGTATCCTAACGGCTGGGACTGCGACAACGGTACCTCCTGAAGCTGTTGGCACAGCTCGGCAAGTTCTCAGCGGCGTGTGAGCGCGATGAAAATCTAAACGAAAGGCCGGGACAGGCTATCTCCCCGGCCTTTTTGCTTATTGGGAGAGAAAAATGCCAAGACTTCAGCCTGTCGATCTCGCCGCGATGAAGTTAGGTGTCCACAAGAGCTGGTCGCCAGCGATGCTGCATCCGCGACCAGGGCTCGCCTGTCCTCCCCCTTTGGCCTGGGGGCGCGTTGGCAATATACAACGCTGCACCGGGCACAATGACAAATGCGGCGATTGCGTGCCCACTGGCTGCATCAACTACGTACTGACGCACAAAGGTGCCATCGACGGAAATTACACGCCGATCTCTGACGATCTTGCCGTCTCCATTTATTCAGACGTGACAGGCTATGTCCCTGGCGATCCTTACACAGACCAGGGCACAAATCCGAACCAAATGTTCGCATGGTGGCAGCAGAATCCGATTGCTGGATACTACCTCCGATCCGTCGTTCCTATTGATCCTATGAACCGAGAGGCTGTGAGCGGGACTATATCGGGCTTCACGGCTTGCGTGGCCTGTGTGGATCTTCGCGTAGGTCAGCAGAACCAAATCGAATGGCGACCGGACGGCGACGATAGCCCGTGGGGTTATCATTTCGTGTGCCTCGATCAGTACGATGGCCCATTCTCAGGTACGAGCTGGGGAATGGAACAATGGGCTACCTGGGATTTCTTCGCGGCAGGGCGAGTCTTGCAAGTTTGGGAATTGGAGATCAGCAAATGAAAGACAAAGATGATCTTGGCGCGCAAATTTTTTCATTTCCCCGCTGGAAGCGCAACTATCCACAATTTTCCTACAAGTTTGAAATGCGGAATGAGGGACCTGCCATTACTGTGGCCTATGGCGGCGAAAATCTCGTGGAATATGAAATGCCTTGGGAAGAATTCGTATGGTGCTGCCCATGCTTGTGGCCGGCGCTCATTCTGAAGAAACAACTCGAAGATATAGCATCATGACCGATACTTTTGACGTGGCAGCAATGGTAGCAGATCTCACCACTGACGAAAAGCTAATGCGATTTGTTTATGATGACAAAACAGGAATGGCGATCACTGCTGGATCGCATGTTCTTGGTAATCCAACGATTGGGATAGGCAGAAATCTTTCCGGATGCGGTCTATCCAGCGATGAGGCGGTGATGCTTTGCCAGAACGACATAGCGCGCTGCGCTGCTTACTTCGATATGGCAATTCCGTGGTGGAGAACGCTCTCTCCGGTCAGGCAACGCCAGATGCTAAACCTTGGCTTCAACATGGGGCCGGGCAAGCTGGTGTCGGATTGGCCGGTATTTCTCCATGCTATGCTGGTGCATGATTGGCCCGGTGCGGTGAATGCTCTGAAGAATAGCGTATGGTGGCATCAGGTAGGAGGCCGCGCGCCCCGTATTGCGGCGGCCATCCTGGCAGGCTAGTCCCTAGCCTTTTTGATTATGTCGTTGAGTCTATAGAGGCTCGCTTCAAGCAGTCGTTCTTGGTGCTTGCGGCGTTCCTCGTCTTGCTGTCGGCGCTCCACAATTTCGTGAGTCTTTTCGAGTTCGGCAATGAGTAGGCGCGTTCTATCGTCACGACGAATCATGGGAAATTCGCTATAGAACGCATTCGTAAGCCGAGCGATCACGTCGTCAGAGAGGGGCATTATGGCACCACATGCGTGCTCATTACATAGGCCATGCAATCGTCCACCGACGAAAAAAACGGGATCACAAATTCGTGGCCGGCTCCCGGCCGAATATCCACGATCTCAATGATACTTCCAGACGTGTGTTCCTTCCTCGGAGGCATCGGCACGTTTTCATGTGTTGCAAGGCCGCCATTGGCATTCACCCACGCGATTACCTCATACGGCGTCGTGAGCCCATTCCAGGAAAACACTGCGCATTGGTGCTGGAAATTATCTTCGGCATACCATGTTTGTGCATGTGCCGCCGGGGCGATCAGAAGCGCAGCCGTCACAAGTAGTTTTTTAAGCATTATGTTTTCCCTTCAGATCATCGAAGCGACGTGAATAGAAATCTTCAAGCTGGTTAGCGAGATCGGGCCGCGCTTCCTTTAGCTGACGTAGTTGAGCCTTCACGGCCACGTTTTTCGATATTGCCTCAAGTTCGTGAACGTCTTTCGCCGCCGTAAAATCCTCGGTGAGTTTTTGCGCGACCAGCATCCACGGGTCTTCATTTTCCGGTACGGCTCCATATCCGGGGTCGCCTTGCTCGGGGGCTGGCGGCTCTTGCTCTTGTTCCTCGGGCAGAACACCAAGCTTCGCAAGGCATCCATCAAGATAGTTATGGTAAACCGTGCGCGCCGTAGTATTGAGTGAATTGGCCTTGGCCTCGTTCACCTTGGCGAATTCGCGCAGATATTCTGGATGCTGGATTTCAGACATTTTTGCCTTGGCCTGCTTCACCCACTCCACTTGATTCCAAACGCCTCGATCTGTCTTGGTGATTGGAATGTCGTATAGTTCTTCAAAATTCGCTGGTTTGGCTGGAGATATTGCATTGTTCAAAATCTCTTGTGCCTTCTCCGATGCCAGAGCGGCGCGTTCAACCGAGTCCGCGTTGAATTCGCGCAGTGCCTCTTGGCCGCTCTCGTCGCTATCGCTGTATTCCTTGGCGAACCGCTCGGCAAAAGCCACCGGGTCCGTTGCCGGTCCGCTCGGGCCGTCGTCTTCTTCGCCGAAGGCGTTGAACAGCGGATAGGTCGCCTTAGAAACCGCTTTTTCCTGCACGGTTGCAATTGGCGGATCTGCTGGCTTTTCAGTCTTTTTATGATGCGTTTTGACCGATTTTTCTGCACGGTTCAAATCCGCAGATGGCGCGGCGCGCGGCGCGCTGGAAACGGGTTCTGCCTCGCGCTGCTTCGCTCCGATATCCAGCGGCACTGTATGTTCCTCCGTGAGTTCCGGCACTGGCTCGGCCTCATAGGCCCCGTCCAGCACCTGATTGCCCTCGATGATCTTGCTGAAGTCCATCGCGCCGGTTTCAGCCTCGCCGTCGATGGTGATGGCAGCAGCCAGCTCCACGCTCTTGGGAAGCCATTTCTGGCCGGAGCGCAGGGCGGTCTTCTTGTACATTTCCAGATCATGCTTGATCCATGGAGCCTCGGAATACCTCTTGTCTTTCTCGGGGTCTTTGTTGTTCCGCTTCGCATCGTCATAGGCATACATCGCGGCCTGGAAGCCTTGGGAGCGAGCCCGGATGGCATGTAGATCCGCGAGGTGCATTACCGTGAATTCCTCGCCGCCGTTCTTCAGGGTCGCGTACATATAGGCTCCCGCCGGCTGCTCGCCGGGTGCGCGGCGCTTGCCGCTCGGCCGGTGGGTCAGGTGCTTCTTGGAGCCGTATTCGTAGCTAAATGCGCCGCTCTCCACCTCGTCCTGCCAGAACACGTCGCAGTGAATCGCCTCCACCTTGTCGCCGCGATAGATCAGATCGAGGTAGCCAGGATAGCCAATGATGACTTGCACGTCGGTGCGGACATAATCACGTTGCCGGGTGGCCGGATTGAATTTCTTCACCTCGAATGGAATCAGGTGAGCGTGCCCCAGCGGCGTGTTCGGCTCAAGCCCAAGCGCGGCCAGGGTGATGCAGGCCCCCAGCATCGACATGGGATTTACCTCTGCCAGTTTGGGCGTCTTCTGGACGGCCTGTACCATCGTGCGCAGCAACCGCTCGGAATTGAAGTGCTTGGGTACGGCGGCGGCAAGCCGCTGCTTGAAATCAGGATGCCGGAACAGTTCGGCCAGATTGGAGACCTTGTTCAAAGGCACAAAGTCAGCGCGCTTAGGTGCGGCTGGGACGTTGGAAGGATAAGACATGATTTTCCTTATGAATTTTCTAGATTAGAAGAGCCGACGCCGTCGCCGTCGCCGTCGCCGACGCCGTCGCCGGAGCCGTAGCCGGAGCCGTCGCCGGAGCCGTAGCCGTAGCCGGAGCCGGATCCGGAGCCGTCGCCGTCGCCGACGCCGCCGCCGGAGCCGAAGCCGTAGCCGTGGCCGGAGCCGAAGCCGTAGCTGGAGCCGGAGCCGAAGCCGGATCCGGAGCCGTCGCCGTCGCCGTCGCCGCCGCCGGAGCCGTAGCCGTAGCCGTAGCTGGAGCCGGAGCCGAAGCCGTAGCTGGAGCCGGAGCCGAAGCCGGATCCGGAGCCGTCGCCGTCGCCGTCGCCGAAGCTACGCAATATGATTTTACTTCCTCGTAGGATTTTCGGCATATTAACGGCCTTGGACCGGCGCGTTCAGCCACGCTTTTTCAGCTACGTCGTCCACGCTTAAAACTGCCGTTATGCCATTAAGCATTAATGATGGAGCAATTGCTGAGATCTTACAGTTTTTTGTTGGACCTTTCTCCGCCAATCCAAAAACGCCGCCAACTTCCGCTGACCAGTAAAGACACATGCGCGCTTGTGTGAGTGTGATTTGATCGCCATGGTAATTTGTCGTGTAACCAAAAACAACACCACGCTTATCGGTACAGACAATCACCGCAGTTGGCAGGCTGATTGATTTATTGTCGGTTTGTTCTTTCGGTTGCCGCGACGCACCAAGACCAAAATGATTAGCTATTTCCTTCATTTGACCATAAGTAAGATCGTCGATATTCATAAATTTTCTCCTATACTTTTGATTTGACGGTTACTGATTGCCAATAGTGGCGCGCGATGAGAGCCGCCTCGGCGCGCCCATCATCTTTGGTTCTTGAAAAACGATTGTGGAAGTCAGGCCATAGTTGTTGCGCCCGCATCCTGGCCGCCCCCTTATCTTTTGGGAGGCCAGCCGCCTTCTTCCACCGCTGTGGTGGCAGCATGGTCAGCGGATACCCGAGGCCAACTACGACGCCGACAAGAATCCCGGCTCCGTGGCCAAAAGTAAAGGCGGCTGATGCGCTTTGCCCAGTGATGCCGCCTACCTGCTCCACCACCACCATTTCCGGGTTGTGGCCTTTTAGCAAAGCGTGGATGCCATGAGGTGAGATCCTGTTGCGCATCGATTTGCCGACCTTCACCTCAATTACCGGCATATCATGAATGGCGAAAAGCTTGCCATTTTCTATGAAAGCAATCGCCCCGGTAGATCCTGGGTCGATGCCAATAATCGGGCTCATTGAACGTCCTCGGCCTCGTTAAGCTGTTTGACAAAATAAGCGGTTAAGGTATCGACCACCCTCTTTACGAGCTGTGCGTCGTCAGGATAGCGTGCCTCAAACATCGCAAACGCAAGTTGCGCTTCCGGCACCGGGCGCTCTACGTCGGCCGTCGCCTCCATCACAAGGCACGCCATTTCCGCCTTGTTCAGGCAGACTCTTTTTACATGGGTCATTTTAAAATTGCCTCGATAGCGGCCTTCCAGATTTCCTGGGTTTCCACCGGCCCTAGGGTCGCGTTGTCGTCATAGGAATCCCAAACCTCGCGGATCGCCTGCCCAACTTCGTCGGGCATCGGCAAAAGCGCCATGAAAAGCGCCGACATTACGGAGCGCATGCTCTCGATTATCTTTCGCGCCTCATCTTCGCCCGCTGCCACGCCGCCGTAGATTTCAGCCATCATCTCTCGCAGTTCAGCGTCAGAAACTGGTTCTCCGGCAGCTACGGCCGTCGCTTTTATGAATTCAAAAAACAGTTTTTCAGATACTTTGGTCACGTTGTTTCCTCCCTCGTGTTCACTCGTCAAAAAGCTTTGCTGCCTCCGGCGCGTCGTCCTCGCAGAGCGGCGGCTCGTGTGACGTATCAAGTTCGGTTCCGGCCTGTTCCTCCTGTGGTTCTTCCTTTGGCGTTGCCTTCTTCCCCTTGGCTGGGCCTTTCTTGGCGCTCGGCATCTTCGCCACATTGTCGCCCTGGCCCGATAGCCAGCCACGGTCCCACGCTTCCCATTGGTCGGTGCCCGGCACATGGGGATTGAGATCCCGGTTCTCGCCCTTCACGCCACAGCTATGCCCATGGTCGTAGGCGACGTCCGCCGTCGTCTCGGCCGTCAGGTCCACCTTAGGCAGATAAGAGGAAAAGAGATCGTCCTGAATGGACGGCCACACCCCAGAGAGCGCCAGCATCCGGCAGATTTCCCGTTGCTGCTGCGCCAATTCGTCGCTGTCCAGCGTGCGGCATTTCAGCGCATAGGCGATAGCTTCAGGCATCACCCCCGCCGCCTTCGCTTCCTTCAGCACTGCCCGAAAGGCTCCGTTGGCCCTTTTTGCTTCCTCGGCGGCCTTTTCCGCCACCTGCTTGGCCTTCAGTGCCAGCCGGTAGTATTTTTGCTTTTCGCTGTCGGGTACGTTGTGTCCCGATTGCGGGGTTTCGTCTGACATTCGATGTTCCTTCACTTGCGAGATCAATGGCCGTGACCTTTCCATCCGATAAATCCTCTATTTTAGCAATTTCCCCTGCCCTTGGTTCTGCGCCCTTTATCCATCGGTAGGGCTTGCAGCGCGGGATTCCCATTTCAGCAGCAAGCCAACCGGGCGTCCTACCTATTGAATCCAGCCAATCTTTCAGTTTCACATTGTCCTACCTCTCTCGGGTCCAGACGTTTTCTGTCGCAGCGTTAAAACACTTGCGCGGATGCCTCGTCAAGAATAATGTCGCACCACTGAGACATTTTTGGAGGAACAAGTGAAGATTTTAGGTAAAACTGGAAATGGTATAATCGCGGAAATCAGCATGCGGGAGTTCGCAAACATTTGCGGCTTTGCTTATGAGGGAGCACCTGATTTTTTGCTGATGTTGCGTTCTGCGAGCGCCGACGGAGAACATGGAGAGGGAATCCGGATCGGCGCAAAAGTCCCTATTGGCGAATGGTGGCGGCACTTCGCTTCGATTCGCCAAAATGAAAATCAAATTAAATGTGAAGCGGCGCGATTGCGCACGCTTACAGAGCTTCTCGAACAGCCTCTTGCGCTGATCTCGGCGCCGGAAGCTGGGGAGGAATAAATGGCCTGGGTGAGAGGCGAGCAGCGAGACCCGGACAAACCGGAGCCGGGATATTATGCCGTCAAGCTGGTCAAGAATGGACCGGAGGTCGCGGCAAAGATCTGGCGCGGGCACCTCACGGAAGGCTGGTGGGCGACCGATAACGATGGTCAATCAGCCGAGATCCATAGCGATCCTCAATTAAACGAGACTTTGCAGCGAATTTGGCTATTCGGCCGCAAGATCTCTGAGGAAGAATATAGTTTCATGATCGCCCGGGCGGATCACGCGAAACGCTTTTTTCCTAACAGCCCATGGGCAAATCCCATGAAACCCCTAGACCTCAAATCAATTCCACCGATAGGAGACTAAATGGCCGGCAAAGGAAAAAAGGCATCGCTCTACGACGACGAAACAGTGCGCGATTTATCCGAGAAGGTCTATCGCAAGCGCTTGGGACCTAGCGATACGGCGTCGATGATCGCCAAGGACAAGGACAACGGAGAAAAGCTGCGAGAGCGCGCCGGCAGCCTGGATACTCTTTCACGCGCATATTTGGAGGTGATCTATGGAGAATGAGTTTGTTGCAAACGACTTCGTGGCCATTCGCAAAGCGATGGAAGATCTAAAACAAGAAACTAAAACCCCATGCGGGAAATGTGAGGGCGGCGGATGGATGATGATCTGGTCCAATCGTCCTCCGGCCTTTGACGTATGCGACGAATGTTATAACCCTGAAGGATTACCATCACCATGAATGAAATGCTGCATCACAATAATCCGCCTTTCGACCCGGCGGAGATCGTGGATCTGGAGATCCTGCCGGCACAGCTTCGGGAGGCGTACAAATTCAAATTTGACCGCGCCGCAGAGCTGGTGAAGGCGGCGGAAAGCTGGCTCGCTTCGTTTCCGAGCATCAAAAAACCAGAAGATGCCTCCAATGCCACCGACCGGCTGGCGCAGCTTAAGGCAGAGATTGACGCTTGCCACGGCAAGCCGGGCAGCGTCCACACCCTGGCAAAAGAGCCATTTCTGAAAGGCGGAAGGATCGTTGATGCCGTGCTGAATGCAGAGCTGGTAGATCCTATGCGCAAGGTGGCCGACAAGCTGACGGTGCTCTTGAAGGCTTATCACGAGCATCTGGCGGCCGAGGCGAAGCGGATGGCGCAGGAGGAAGCGGCACGCATCCAGGCGGCGGCACAAGCAGCAGCGGAAGCGGCGGCGCGGCGACCGCTTACCGACGATGAACTTGAACAGCAGATGATGGCAGAACAGGAGGCGGCGGAAGCGGCAGAGGCGGCGGCGCGAGCGGTGAAGCCGGCTATCGTGCGCGGCGACTACGGCACGTCCAGCGGCCTCCGTGGTAAGTGGAAGCCGAGGATCTTGGACGCCAGCAAGATCCCCAGGCAGTACATGATGCCGAACATGGCGATGATCGAAGCGGCCGGGAAGACGTTCAAAGACAAGGACGGTCGGCCACTGACGGAAATCGAAGGGGTGGAATGGGTGTTTGAAACGACGTTGGCAACGAGGCGATAATGCAGGACCTTTCTATTGCTAGGCTTGAACAAATAGAAAAGCTGACAAGGGAGTTTGAGCAACATCTAATTGTCGGCTATACTATCGCACATCTGGCGGCACAGTTGCGAGCCGCGCAGAAGGCTTATTTCCTGAAACGCAGAGGGGAGGATCTAGTAGAGGCAAAGCGCCTCGAAAAGCAGCTTGACAGTAAGTTGGCAGATTTTTTCAAGTAGGAACAAAAACATGGCAAACATGAATAACCATATTTGGAACCTGGAAAATTCTCGAAAACTGGAACGACTATGGCGACAAAAAGACCCAGAGCTAACAGCGGCACAAATAGGTATGCAATTTGGAGGATTATCAAAAAGCGCGATTCTAGGTCGAGCACGGAGACAAGGATTACCAAACAGAGACAATCCAGTACATAAACGCCCAGACCACATGATCCAGATAAAAGCTACAAGAATGAAACCGAAACAAGAATCTGGAACATTACCAGCAACAGATTCAACAAAACCAATCTTTCCCGAATTTTCCAAACATCCGTGCAGTTGGCCTATCGGCATACCGAAAGAGCCAGACTTCCATTTCTGCGGCTCGCCGGCACTATGGGGCCGGTCGTACTGTCCCGATCACCTGAAGATTGCCTACGTCCGCAAATGCGACCAGGGCGAGATTGACCCAGTGATGAAGACGGCATAAAAAATCCCCGGCTTGATGGGCCGGGGATTTGAGTTTGCTTACAACAAAGGAGGAAACAAAAAAACCTAACGGGAAGGATGAACCGCATTAGGACCTCGACGGCATCCTTAGCGCGGTAACTAAAAGCCGTCAAGAAAGGATGTTAAAATGTCTGGAATCTCATTCTATGACCGCATGAAGCAGTTTCATCTTGCGCTGCCTTGCGGCACTCCAAGTCTCGTAAAACACGTCGCTTCCGTCATGTTCACGTTTGCCTGCGATGACGGACGAGGAATTTTCGCGTCGATGGATACCATCATGGCCCATTGTGGGGAAAGCGAGAGATCCGTGCAGCGTGCCATCGCGTTTATGACTAAAGCGGGTTGGCTTGAAGACGACGGATGGCAGGAACAAGCTGGCGGCAGGCGTACGAAACGCCGTCGTTTAATTCTCCAAAAAATACTCGATGACAAAGCTGCTGAGGGTGACAATTCGTGCGAACAGCCAGATCTCTTGGGTGACAATTCTGACGCACCAGGGGTGACAATTCGTGCGCTGAAGGGTGACAGATCTGACGTTTGCAATAATATAGATGAACCGAGAGAGAACCGAGAGAAAGAACCGAGAGGCCGCGCAGAGAAAAAATCTGCGCGTGGAAGCAGGATTCACGTCGATTGGCATCCAAATCTCGCGGAAACGGATTATGCGATTTCGCTTGGCCTAGATCCGCAGAAGGTGCGGGGTCGGTTCGTTGATTTCTGGCTATCCAAGCCGGGCAAAGACGGCGTGAAGCTGGATTGGTCAGCCACATGGCGTAACTGGTGCAGATCAGCGGCAGAGCGCGGCCAGGATCTTGCATCCAAACCAAACAGGAACCGAGGGGAGTCGTGGAGCCTATGAACGACGGCAAACTCCACTGGAACATGCCACGCCAAGCCACAGAGAAGAAGCTGGAGGTCGATATGGACGCTTCCTCGGTCAGTGAGTGCGGGAAAGACAGATACCCGTCTCAGGAGGCCGCTGAAGCCACTATTGGACTAATCCCCAAAAAACGCCGGGCGCGCATGAACACTTGGCATTGCCGGAAATGTGATTGCTGGCACATTGGACACTGGATCAAGAAATGAGCGGTGCGAGCATCTGGTGCTGCGGGTGTAGTTCTGACGTGCAAGCCGTACTCTGTACCGGAATCGACATTTACCCGCACCGCCCAGACCTGAGCCACAAGAGTTTTTGGCGCTGCCCCGCCTGCAGGAACTATGTCGGTTGCCACCCTGGCGGCAACAAACCGCTGGGCAATATCCCGACGCCGGAGATCCGCAACGCCAGAGGACATATCCACGCAATCCTTGACCCGATTTGGAAAACAAAGCGCATGCGGCGTGGCGAGGTTTACCGCCAGATCAGCGAGAAGATCGGGCACCAATATCACACGGGTGAGATCAAAACCATCGACGAAGCGCGCGAGGTCTACAGGATAGTGAAGAGGATCATCGCAGACAGAAAGGATGAGATATGAGCGATCTTCGTGCATTGCTATTGGAGCATGGCCTCCGGCCAAAGCGGATGAATCCAGGCGCACAGTCGCGGTTGCGCTGCCCTCAATGCGAGGCGAAGGATGAGGATTCCTTCTCGCTGAAAATCGACGCTGACGGTCAAGGCTTCACGGGAAACTGCCATCGTGGATCTTGTGGGCACACCATCGGGGCGCGCGTGCATGATGCCGCTACGCCAGCTGCCCGGCCGCAAAAAGAACGCTGCTATGTACCTCCAAAGCCCATCCCGGCCGAAGCTGCGAAGCCTGCGATGGATGTTTATGCGTGGTTCGCGGCGCGAGGAATTGATGAAGACACGGTTGATGCGTTTGGCGTTTTTATCAAGCCAGATCACAAGTTTGGAAAGATCGGCATATCGGATGCCGTGGTGTTTCCGTACAAATATCGCGGCGAGGTGGTGAACAGGAAATACCGTGGCGTCAAAGAGAAGAAATTCATGGCGCAGGAATTCAAGGCGCTACCCACGCTGTTCAACGTGGATGGCATCGAGGATTTCGATTGTGTGTGGTGGGTGGAGGGCGAGCCTGATGTTATGGCAATGTGGCAGGCTGGATATACGCAGACCGTGTCGCTTAAGGATGGCTCGCCCGGCAAGCTGCGCGATGAGGATGACCCGGAGCGTCAAGAGGATAAGCGATTTGACGCGCTTGAAACGCATGAGGAATTACTTGGCAAGGTCAAGAAATTCGTACTGGCCGGGGATTCTGACGCGGCTGGAGGAAGGCTGCACGAGGAATTGGCGCGGCGGCTGGGACGGCACCGCTGCTGGCGTGTGACATGGCCTGAAGGTTGCAAGGACGCAAACGACACCCTGAAGGCGCACGGCGTTTCCGGGATGCAGGAGGCGCTTGAAGCGGCGCAGCCATGGCCGATTGATGGGGTGCAAGAGATCGACGTGGACCGGATGGTGGCCTACCGCAGGCTTCCGCCACCGCCGACAATGCGAAGCGGGATGGCGGCGGCGAACAACATAATCAATTGGCCGGCGGATGGCCGGGTGATCGTCATCACGGGGATTCCGAACAGCGGCAAGAGCCAGTTCGTGATGAACATCATGGCCTACACCATGCGCTACGAAAACCGTAAATGGTTTGTGTTTTCCCCAGAGATGGAGCCGTTCGATGAATTCGTAATGCAGATGGTGGAGATCCTAAGCGGGGCTATGGTGCGGCCGAACCGTAGCGCTCCGGCCGGCTATGAGGTGCTGAACGACGAATCCTACAGGGCATGGCTGGTGTGGCTGAAGCATCGCATGATCGGCCATTGCACCGACGCGGAAATCGAGCCGCCTTCCATGGATCAAATGCTGGAGCGCGGGCGCGGCGCGGTGCTCCGCTATGGCGTGACGGATTTGTGCATTGATCCGTTCAATGAGTTGGAGTTGTCAGCGGGTAATTTGTCTGAGACGCAATATATTGGCCGCTGCCTTCAGCGAGCGCGTGCGTTCGGACGGCGGCATGGCTGCAATGTCTGGATCGTGGCTCATCCAAACAAATTGCAGAAGCCAAAGGATGGCGCTCCCATCGAAGCTCCCGGCCCATATGACATAGCCGGTAGCGCGCATTGGGCGAACAAGCCTGACGTTGGCATAACCATCCACACGCCTCGTGATTTAACTAGCGTGAGAGTATGGAAGGCGCGGCATTGGCGATACGGCCGTAAGGGATCTGCCTGCGAGATTCAATATGACAAATTTACGGGCCGGTACTTGGATATTCCCGACCCGAATGTTCAGTCTCAATTTAAGCGCATGTCATGGCGTGAGCCCGAAGACTAAACTGATTTTTCCTGGATATAGCCGCACTTTTTACAAGTGCGGCGTTGGAAAAACTTGCCGTCAAGGTATGGTTCCCATTTTCCCCATTCGTGTCGGCATAGTTTGATGCCGGTAAGTTCCTCGAATATCCATTTCAAAACGTTTTTCATAACCGACCTTGCGACGGTGTGAGAAGTGGGTGCAACAGATGCCAGCGAAGCCATAAGCCTCCGCCAGAAGGCAACGCATGCTCTGGCTGCATGCTCTGGTGCAGATCGCGGGCATTTCCAGAGTAGCTAAGCGAATCACAAAGTACGAATTTCGTGGCCGAATCGATCTTCAATATGGCCGCTGGCCGGCCCCGAGGCATCGGCGTGCCGTCGTGAGCTTCAAAGCGCAGATCCTTGAATTCTAGCTCTGACATGGCTGCGTCCAATCCTCCGGTAAGGGCATCGTAACATGCGCTTGCGCGAGAAACACCAACCAATTGCGCACATTGTCTGGCGTGACGTTTACGCCGCTTGCCATACGTTGGGCTGTTCGCTTGTTAATCCTGCCGAGCTTTTCGGCAAATTTCGCGGGCGACCAGCCAATTACTTCAAGTAGT